AGTTTCTTTTCTGAATAACACCATCTTTATCTACATAAATAAACTGATTCTCAGCTTGAAGGGCTGACGATAACTCGCTAAATCCCGCACCCTTAGGCAACTCAAAGCTTGTATAGTTCTTTATATTTTCAATGTTATTCGTCATTGCATAAAGTGTTAATAAGCACCCCACCTCAAGAATCACTGATCTTTCTTCAGTGTTGTAACCACTATCTAATACCAATAAAGTCCCGCGAGGATGACGCTTAATAGAGCCATCTATTTCTAGGTCTAGTCGAACGGGGACACCACGGGCAAATTTTTCTTTAGTGTAATCCTGAAGGCTTGGAGTTCCACGGCCCTCCCTAAGCACCACCGAGCCAACTGTTGAAACAATCCCACCCATTACTATTGAGCTATCGCTAACTTGATAGCTAACTAACGTAGATGATAGGTCTACATTATTAACTTTAAGAATAGCTTTAACTGCTGAATTATTAACCCACCCCATTTGGTTAAACCTCCGTCAGTCCTATGGAGGCCGGGAACCAGAATGGGCCAGTGCCGGGGCCTGGGCGTTCTGGCGGGGCCTCGATGATTGCCTGAGCAGTCAGTGGCGCTGCTATTGAGTGCGGGAAGGTTTCATCGCTTACTTCAATCACAGCCACAGAACCTGAGGCCTCCTCGGCTCTATATTCCTCCCATAAATCAAGAAGTATTCTTATATCATTCTCCTTAAGCCATCCCACAATTGTCCACATCCTCAACACTCCCTGACTACTCCCAGAAACCAACGGTGTGCCTGTTGCGGAATAGGTGAGGCTAGTATCATCTATATAATTAAGAGACGTACTATTTGAGAGCTTCTCAAAGCGGACTGTATATGTTACAGGGGTAGCCGCTGTAGTTGTATAAGCTATTTCGATGCCAGGGACTGCCACAACTCAGAGAGACATCAATGTCTGCTTAGGCTTCCGCTATCGGCGGCGCAGCCTCAGTCTGGCCATCTCCATCGTCATTCTTGAGGCGTCTTTACTAGGAGTGGATGACGTTATCTGGATGTTGTTCGTCTGATTCATCCCTGAGCTATCTAATTTTTTAATAGCTCGCAATAGCTGACGTGAAGCGCCATCCCCTAGCTCTGTAGTTGTTGAGCTGTTGCTAATAGATGATGAATTAACCTGCCGGATAGCCGCATTCACGCTCAGGGCCTGGGCGTTATCTCTTACTGACTGAGCTAAACCTGCAGGTACGACCGTACCGCTAGTAGGCGCTGTCCATTGTGCATTGCTAGGTGCTGTGATTTCACTGAGGCGGCCTGAATTAGAGAGAAACATCTCACGCCCTAATTCATTGACCGTATATTGCTGGCCCCCCTCAACTGGGCCCCCGCTCCACATCTTGGTCCTAGTCTTACTAGCAGCCGTTGCAGCCCGCTCTAATGCCTTGGCCAATGTTATAGCCCGGCCTGCTGCACTCCTGAGGTAGCCAGGAACGTGAGATAAATATCTAGAAGTATTTTTAGAATACTTGTTGGCATCCGATAACTCCTTGGATATTTTGGACTTAGCTATATCACCTGCCGAATCTGCAATTGTTTCCATACTATTTTGAAAATCTGAGACATCCAAATTATCCAAGGAATCTTGTAATCCCGTAACCGGTTGAACTATTCCCTGTTCAATTTTTTCTGCTAATTCATCAGCCGGGAACTCAGAAGCAAGGGTGGCAAATTCTTCAATTGCTTGATCTATTGCTACACTAAATGACTCACTAAATGCCTCAACACCGGAGCCAGTCCCGTCTGCAACGGCTTGTTCTATTTTGTCAGCAATAGCAGAGCTGAAGTCACCAATTGCAGCCTCCCCATTTAAAAGCCCCTCAGAGAAACCAGAGGAAACAGCATTAGCAAGGGGCTGCTCCATATTCTCTACTGCGCTTTCAATTTCATCTGTGACAATTTTTGCGCCTTCCTCAGCACCTTTCTTGGCACCCCTGCGGATATTCCCGCCCAAGTCATCCCCGGCGTTGCTCTGCTCTAAAACCTCTTCTAACGCCTGAGCCCCAATATCCCCGCCCTCCTCAATAGCTGCAGTCAGGCGTTCGCGTACAGCGCTCTTAGGGATTTTATCTGGCAATCCATCCATATATGAATTAAATGCCCTAACACCTTCGACCGTACCCGTGTCAAATGTGGACCGAATCAATTCGACCAATTCCTCTCTCGGGATTCTCTTCATCCCCTGCATTAATTCATTGGCCTTGGCCACACCAGCCCTAGTCCCCTCTTCTATCGGGGCGCTAATATCATTCTGGATAGCAACTATTCGATCATTTGGGAATCCCATTTCTTGCATCTCTTGCCGCCAACTATCTACACCATCACTAGCCCCTCTCCTGAGTGTGTCGTCAAGTTTGTCAACCATCGCCTCAGCGGCTGCATCATCGATACCTAACTCACGGAACTGTTGCTTTAATCCTTCAAACGTAACCTTATCATTAACAGCACTTATATTGGCTGCGATTTGATCGGATATTTCATTAACTTCATTCGGTAACTGTTGAAGATTTTCACCGATGCCTGATAACTCACGGCTGGCCTCAGTGATTTTCCCCTTCATTGCTTCGTATCCGGCATTGACACCCTCAATAGTCCGACGTTGTCCACTAATCGCCATATTGATCCCATTGGTTTCCGCTTTTGTTGCTATTTGATTCTTTGTGGTTTCGTTTTGCACCTGAGCAATACCAAGCTGCAAATTCTTTTGTGTATCAAGAATATTTGTATTTGCGTTTAGTAAAGTACCAATATTTTGCAAGGCTACTAACTCACGTTCTGAGGCCCCAGCAGCTTTTGCTTTTTCTATGTTTATCATGTTTTCCTGTATTGCTATCTCATTTTTAATCTGTGCTAGTTGATGTGCCATTTCTATTTCAGCTCTTTTGATTTCAAGAGTCGCATTGGCCATCTTCAATTCAAACTGAAGAGCGTCAGTCATGATTCTCTTTTTCTCAGCCGCCGCCTCTGCTTCTGCCTTTTTCTTCATATTCTGGAATCTAATTTCTTCCTCCTTACGTTTGGCGTTATAGTCTCTTTCAATTGCTTTCTTGGCAGATGCATTGTCCCCAGCGGCACGTAATGCTGCTGCTTTCTGCACATCAAGTGAACTTAGCGCAGCGTTTTTCTCGTCACCAATAGCTCTTAATCTAGCGTCCTTGACTTTATCAACCTGAGCCATATCATAACCAGTAACTGAATCAGCCAAACTCTTGAATGCGCTGACACTCGAAGTAGCAAGCCCATTTAAGGTACTTACCATTGAGCCTAGTTGTTCATAGCCTGACGCAATCGCCTGGACCTCTTCCATATATTTACCCATCCTCGCGTCAATTGCCGCCAATACCTCTGCAGTTAATTGCTTCTCTAACTCAGCTCTCTCCTCTAATTCTTTTTCAAGAGCTTCGGTTGTCTGCGCTTGCATGTTGCTTGCTTTCTCATATAGGTTGCCCTCATCATCAACCTGTTGGCCCAAGCCAGCTATATATATATTCATTGCATCTATTTTAGAATTAGATGCTTGTAGATGCATTGCAGTATTCGATGCTAGCGCCTCCTCCTCTAGTTTCAAACCTTTGCGGACTGCTACCGTATTTTTCAGAATTCCAGCCTGTACTTTTGTATCCATCTTTTGCTGCTGATCTTGATAAGCCCTCGTCAATGTCCCTATAGTTTCGACATAAGCGACTGTCTCACCTTTCAAGGCTTTCACCCTCTTCTCCTCATCGCCATACTTCTCAACCTTTGCCTGAATGACGGGCAATTGCCCTTCGAGTTTTTTCTTTTCTTCAGCTAATGTTTTCAACCGTTGTACGGTTATCCAATCTCTCTTCTTAGTAGAATTTATTTCCTTATCAATCCATGCGATACGGCCCTTTATTGCATCCCTTTGTTTGTAGGCAATGTCAGCATTCTTACTTGCAAGACTTATATATTTATCACTGGTTTCGCTTAAGCCCTCCATCGCCTTTTCATTCTCACCAATAATCTTATCACCTCTCCTAAACTCATTAAGCATATCTCTAGTTGAAGCTCTTACGGCATGTGAAGCTGCTATTGCTTTTATTGCTGACGTGTCAAATGGATTGAACAACCTATTACCCATTTGCCATAAATCTTCTTGTGCCTTAAATGTATCTTTTGCTCCATCCTCGACTTCATTTAGCCCGTCCCTAGCTTTTTTGGATCCCTCTTCTAATGTATCCATAGACGCTGCTAGTTTTTCATTAGCGGCAAAAGCCTCTTTCCCAGATTCTGAATAGGCATCCATCCCGTCCTTAATAGTAAAAAATACCGCCGTCAATACTGCTACTGCCGCTGCAACGGCTGCAATTAGAGGTAGTAGCGGGGCCAAGGCAACCCATAACGTGCCGATTCCTGCTGCAGCCCCTACCGATGTAGTTCCTAATACAACGTTCCCCGTTGACGCGACCCCAGTCGCAGTACCAAATAGGGCTAGTTGCGTAGTGCTGCCTGCTGTCGCTGCTGTCATGGCCGCAAATGCTGCTACAACCGCACTCTTGATTGCCCCTGCAAGGCCAAGGGCATTGTTTGCTGCGAAGGCCGCGTTAAATGCATGCAAGCCT